GGTCATCGCCGGCCATCTGCAGGATCAGGAAAGTGGGATCTCCGACACGCCATGCGGTTGAATCGATCGCATGCTGGATCCGCATGATGGTCTTTACCACTGCCGGCAGACTATTGAGCAGGGAGACTCCCTGGGGGTGGCCGTCGCGCAGATCGAAGGCGAGGTAATAGATCAGAGATTGATCGGCCAGCTCTACAGGACGGAAGCCATAACGGTCCATCTGGCCGAGAGCGAGTCTGCCATCGCTGTCGACCATGAACCGGAATTCATTGGCCCGGGCAACCTTCAGCCGGTCAACCCCTTTCAGAAGAGCATCTGGCACCAACTCGCCAATGCCAAACCCTTTCGAGATGGCCGAGTCCGATAACTGTGTGATGAAAGAATTGAATCCGCTATCAATCCAGCCGACCCGCACCTGCTTCTTTGTCGCGTCCAGGACCTCCTGGGCCCGGGTGTTGCCCATGGCGTCAAGCCGGAAATCGCCTATGAGTTGGGTTAATTTCAGGATCGCCACATCCAGCACCGGCGAGACCTCCCGTATCAGGTCATAGAGGTCCAGGCTGCCGCGCACCTCGATGGCGCCTGAAAGCCGGCTGATAACATCACGCTGCCATGGATCGATCGTTTGCGCCCGACGGATAGTCCTGCTTTGCACAGGATTTGCGGCCTTTCCACGCTTAAAAAAGTTCATTTTTGGTTACCTCTTGCTTTTGATTGAGATTGCGCCCCATCCGCCAATCCTGTGCGGCCAGTAGGTCAGTGCCAAAGCATCGGCCTTGTCCGGGCTCCTGCCTATTCGCTTTTTGATGTCATCTTTCGGCTCGAGCTTGATCTTGCCGTTTGACTGTTCTTCCCAGTGAATTTCAGTCAACTCCTGGGTAAGCTCATCATCCGGCGGCAGGGCTAATTTCCCGCCAAGCCGCGGGTCAAGGGCGTCACGCAGGAGCCAGTAACAGGCCGCGCGCATGTTTAGAAACTCGCGTTCCCTGGTTGCGTCCTTAACCCCCTCTGCACTTTCGCTGAATTTTGCAGACACAGAGTTTACATCCTGCTCGGCCAGGCGGCTATGCACGCCGGCGCCCTCGCCGATCGTATCGATAAACGCAGTTCCATCATGAGCGATCGCGTTTTTAATCCTGCCCGCACTAACCATGTGATCAGCCTTACTATATTCCAACATCCGACCAACATAATCCCCGTATCTGGGCGCAAAGACAGTCGCGTCACGGCCCATGCCGGCGATGTCGCAGCCAAGGAGCAGGGGATCTACTACAGTCTCGGGCTTAATCTCAGCCCATCGCTCATTGGCAGCCTCAATCCAGGAGAGCGGGAAAAGTTGATCCTCGCTCTCCCGCGGGAACTCTCCCATAACCTTGACCAGAAACAGGTCCCCGGGCCGATACCATTGACCTTCGAAGCGGAAATCATGAAAACCGACCGGATCTACCTCGTCTGTTGATATCTTTGTCACCCAGCCTGGCTTCTGCAGTTTTTCGGCCACCCACTCATAATCCACCTGGCCGGGGATCAATATCTTTTTTGCACGAACATTCGGGGCATCAAGGCAAGAGAGCTTATGCTTGGCATACAAGGGAGAGCGCGTGCTCTGATAAGCCTCCCCACTGGTGCGATTCGGATTGAAGACGATCAGCAGGCGTGAAAGGGTCCCAGTGAGCACGCCCTCTATGGCGTTAAAAGTCTCCTGTTCGATACCGCTGGCCTCGGTTACAACGACAAGGATGTTGGGAGAGTGAAAGCCGGTCCAGGCCTCTGTGTCTTTGTCCCCCGCCTTGAACGCCATGAGATACCATTCGGTGATCTGCTCTTTGGTCTTGATGTCATAGAAACGGATCATCTCATTCATGACCTTGCCGCCCAGGGGGATTCTCGCATTGCGATGCAGGCGGGAAATCTCGGCCATTTCAATCTGGATTGCCTGGCGGCCGGTTGGCGCCGTATTGATCACTTTGCACGGCGGGTACAGCGTTAAAAAAGTCAGAGAAATGCAGGCTGCCGTGTAGTCCTTACCTCTAGCGTGACCAGAACGAACCGAGGTGCGGCGATTGTGCTGCACGCTTTCGACAATTCCGCGCTGTTTTCTGTCCATGCGAACGCCCAGGGCCTCCCGGATGAACTTGTTCCAGTCGGAGCGCCAGCTTTCAAAAAGAATTATATCCTGATCACTTACTGACATTTTCAGTCACCGCTTGAACCCAATCAGTCAAAGAACGGAACGCAGGACCATCCATCTCCATCTTCTTTGGAGCATCGATTCCGAGGATCTCGCAGCGTTTATTGATGCACCATTGTATTGTTGCCAAATATCGCGGGTCGCCATTTTCTCGCCATTTAACTATGCTCTCCTCATCAGTATCGCCCTGCACTCCACCGGTCTTTATGGTGTTGGTTGTCCGCCTTTTAAGACCCTTTGATTTCATCCATGCTTCCCACGCCTCAAGCTCCACGGCGTTTATCTTAGCAAGCTCGTCGCGCTTTGCAGCATCGAAGTTAAACACTCCTTCACGCATCCAGTCGTTGGAAAGATCTTTGATATACTCGCTGATCGTAGACTGGGAGCAACCAAGGTTCTTGGCAATATCGTTCTGCCTGAGTCCTTTAAGATATAATCTTGATATTTTGAGCTTTAAGCGTCCACGCTCGCTGCCCGTAAAAGGTCTTGCCATGGTTCTCCATTATCGGTTTAGGATCGACTCGGCTAAGTGCAATTACCGTGCCTTCCTCCAGCCAGCATTGATCCGCGATGGAGGATTGATTTTGTAGCGATCGATGATGACACCGAGCTTGCGGGTCGTAATGCCAAGGAGGGCCGCGGCTGCGTTCTGGCGCCATTCAGCCCGATCAAGAGCATCAATGACCGCATCGAAAATTATCTTTTCAAGGTTGCTGTTTTTCGATTGAAAATCATTCTCCGGCTCGATTTGTTTGTAAACGATCTGGTCTTTAAATAAATAGAGGGCGAGGCGCGCGGCCTCGTCAATTTCCTGCGCCTCGCCAAAGGTATACGGCAGCTCGAGGTGCTCCCCATCGTCCAGCCCCAGCACAAGTATTGCCATATTATTGCTCATTCCAATTCCGTTTGATCCAGGGTAACCCGTGCTCATCGGCATACTTCTCGAACCGTTTCATTTCGCGGTATATCGTCTTTCGGCAAAACCCGGCATCCCGCATCAGGCGATAGATTTTAACCTCCTGGCACTGATACCGGATAAGCACTCCATCGCGGCCAAGATAAGAGATAAGGGATTTTACTTCAGCCTGATCCATGGCATCACCAGTGGAAACCCAGGAGCCTATCGAGCCACGGCCACCCCGTACTGATCTTCACCCGCATGTCCATCCGCAGCCATACCCACGGCTGACCGTAGGCCGCATCCCACACAAATCGGCCAGTAATCAGCCCGCAAACCGCCGTGATGTATGTCGCCACCGGATCCCAGTCCATGCAGGGACGCCAAGCGTAACCCACACCGATCCACGAGAAGGTGCGGATGTACTGCACGGCATGCCAAAAATCCGCGTAGGGATGACCGTAATAGCCGTTTATTCCGGCATCGCCGAAGTGCGTGCGCAGATCCTTGATGCTATCCATCACTCCATGAGAAAACCCGGCGGCGATGATGAGCAAGAATAGGGCAAGGTGAAGCAGGTCCTGGGCGATCATTGCGCCCCCTCCAGTTCAAGGCGACCCTGTTCAAGAATCTCTTCCTTGACCGGGGTTAAATGCCTATCATAACACCGAAAACAATCGCCGTTAATTGACAACCATACCGTCGCGCAAAATCCCTTGGTGTCATTCTCGTAATACTCCGTTATGCGCCCGATTTTTCCGCTCGCCCTGTGGGCCTTGAAAATGGTTCCCACCGGCTGGGCGTAAAATATTGGGGATGGTTCATATTTAAACCGGACTAGATCGCCAACTTTCATTGCATTTCCTTTACTTTCCAAATCCAGATGATTTTATTAGTCCCGAACAGATAGATATAATCCGAGCGCCATCCCGTAAATGGCATGACAAA